CCGTTGTATTAGCTGGTATGCCAAAGCCATCAACCAACATGCCCATGGTGATGCCTTGTGTAGGCTCTAGCAATTTCATTGTGGTGCTATTATTAGTAACTTGCCCTTGCTTGATTGCAGTGCCAAAACGTAGTACGCAACTGCTAAGGCGCTTGCCGCATATATCATCAGTTGAGTTGGCTACTTGCTCATCATTTTCGTTAAAATACAACGTCCCCGTATACCCACATTCAGCACCTCTGTATTTCCACGGGCATAAGTTAGCAATACACAAACGCTTAGGCGCACGCACACCTGCCAGATCCAAAGAGCTGACAAGTTCAAATTCAACTAGATCCCTGTTTTCACTAACCTTACGATCAACGTAATAAACCTCAAGCGGCAAAATTGCTGTTACATCAGGATTGCCGTAAGGATTAGAACCACCTTGAAAGTTGGCGGCAGGCAGAAATTTTGCAAGTGTACGAATCCGCGTCAGTTTGGCACCGCATAGATCATTGCCTGGAACATCACGGTTTACGTCTGACAGCACTGCGGACATGATGCTAAATACATTGCTGACACGTATTGTTGGTCGCGGCAATGTACCTTGCCCCGTATATTCAAAACCTGTCGCTTCGACTGGAAAACGAACGTAATCAACTGGGCTGGGCGATTGCTCATTGATGTCGTCAGGATCAATCCACACGAGATCACCCGGATCATCTTTCTCATTGACACCAGCATGGAAGTAATAAGACGTGCTGACGCCATGAATATCTTGAAACAACTCCAGTTTGAACAGCTCAATGATTGCCGAAGGAGCAAGCTTGTGAAGCTCAGCAATAACGTTGTTATTCATTGCGATTCAGGCACCTGACGGAACGTAGCTTGAATGGTGTTGCGGTTGAAGGACACGATACTGCGTGACCATTCAGAACAAATGTATTGAGCGGTTGTGTTTTTTATGGGATGAGTCCAAGTGAAATTATCCCAGCCCCCACGAGCCTCAAGAAAATCCGTAATTGCGTCAGCCTCATTATCATCACGATTACTGAAGGTCAGTGACCAGCTTTTCATATCGCTGTTAAGCCCAAAGCGATACCGTTGTTCATAACCGTCGCCAAGTTTGACAGTATTGACAGCAGGATTGCTTGATTCTTGTGCCGAATAATCTGGCGTGTAATTGAAGGTTGCCATGGTTAAGCGAGGATGCCTCCGGGACGCTTCTGTTTAATCAATTCTGCCTGTACAGCCATTGCAACAGCCCTAGCGAGTTGATCGCCACGACCGGCATTGCCCTGCACACTACTACCTTTGGCGTCAACATTCACTGTGATGTTAGTGCCGCCACCAAAGCTGCCAGCAGGAGCAATGCCACCACTGCGACCTGGCATGAACAGTTCAGGACCACGTTCGCCAACGAGGTAACCTTGACCAGCCATGACAGAGCCGCCACCGGCTCGCTTAAATAATCCCCCAAGCAAGCCGCCGCCAGTACCAGTGCCCGATAATGCTCCAAATAGTGCCATGTTGACAGCTACATCCAACAACTTGTTGGCTATGTTACTCAACAAATTAGTGGCGACCTCTTGCAGACTCTTTGTGCCATCAATGGCGCCTTGGATAGCGCCAACAACACCGTCCTTAATGGACATGCCAATGTCGGCATAAAGCTGTTTAAGTTGAGTGGCAGCTTCAACTTGTTGCTTTAGGGCATTGTTGCGGTCCAGAAGTGCCTTGACTTGCCCTTCGTCTAATCCTTTTGTATCTTTCATAATATCACGCAACTGTTGCCTTAAAATCTCTTCAGCTTCTGTGCCTTGCAGTTTTGCAAGGAGAAGTTTTTGCTCATCCTCTAAATTAGAAATTCTTTCGAAGCCAGTTTCGCGTTGCTGTAGGTCTAACAAAGCAAGCTCTCGCGCTGTTTGTATTTGACTTTGAGCTAGCTGTTCAGCAATCTTAGCCGCCCCAAGTTGTTTTTCCTTTAATGGGACCGAGCTTTGCTCAATCGCAAGGGCTTGATACAAAAGTTCAGTCTCTCGACCGATACCTTGCAGGCGAATTTCATCCTCTTTGTTTTTAGCCAAAGCAGCTTGAGCAAGCAAACCTTGCAACTGTGTCTGCTGTTGTAATAAGCCAAGTTCACGTGTCAGTTCAGGAGCCTGGCTTTCGCGTTCTTTTTTTGTGCGCCCTTTCGCCGTCGGATCTACGCCAGACAAAAGTTCCGGTGTTTCTGGTTTTGGTTTTGCTTTTGACGGTGCCGCTGCTCTTCTTAATTCGCTCAGTCGTTCTTCAAGTGTTTTCGCTTCCTTTTGCAAAGTCTTAAGATCCGCTTTCATACGCGGCAAAACAGGCACAGATGGAGCAAGTACCTGACCATCCACGCCCTGAATCTGAAGCCCTTGAGCCATGCCAACACCAGCCTTCTCTGCAGCCTCAATATCAAGTGTCAACTCCTTAATTGTTGCCCGAGTATTGAAAAGTCTGTCGTTGGCTTTTTTGTAATCAGGTCCAGCCAGCGCTTCGTTGATTTTATTGATGACAAGAATTGCCAAGTCAAGTATTTCTTTAAGTGCAGGTTGAAGCGTTTGCCCAATTTTTCTTGCAATTTCATCGACGCCATCAGTTAGTGTGCTAAACTTGCCCTCCAACGTAGTAGATTGAGCAATCGCACCATTTGCATATTTGCCGCCTTTGTCTGTCAAATTAATGATGGCAACTTCAACCGCCTCAGCACTAATTCGACCCTTACCCAAAGCCTTTTGGAACTCCTGCCCAGTCATTCCATACATACGCCGCAATTCCTCTTGCAGCGCAATCCCGCGTTCTTGGAATTGCAATAGCTCTTCACCTTGCAATCTGCCTTTTGCCTGAACTTGACCAAAAGCTGTAACTAGTCCTTGCAACTCGGCGCCAGTTGCGCCGGACACATCAGCAAGGCGTCTGGTCGTTTCTACAACATTTTTAGCCTCTACGCCAAATGCCTGTAGCCTTTTTGCGGCATCAATCAGTTCGGCACTTGTAAACGGAGTAACAGCCCCTAGCTGCTGCAAATCAGAAATGATCCTTTTTGCTTCTTGAACACTGCCGGTAAGTGTTTGAAGACTGCGCGTTTGTTTTTCTAGTTCTGCAGTTTTACCAACAACTAATCGAATTGCTGACAAAGCCGTAAAGCCTGCCGTCAAGCCAAGGACTGCACCCTTAAGGCTGCGAACACCAGCCTCTGCAGCTCTGGACGCAATATTGACTTGATTTAACCCGCGTACGGCGCCTTGGGCGTTTACTTGTACGTCAACGACCGAAACAGCCACAGCAAACCCTCCCTGAGCTTATAGTCTACCTCCGTGAACGCGCCTTATCTATCTCAGCCCTTTCGCGCTTGTTCTTAACCTCGTAGAAAGCGGCGAAATAAACGAACTCGGCTTCAGTCAGTTCAGCCCGTAATCGGCTTACGGTCATGCCAAGTTCTGTTGCTAGGAAGAACTCAAAAAACAGCCACGAGTCTTCCTCTAATCGTTTTTTGCTTCGTCAATGTTGCCGTCACCACCAAGCCCAAACAAGAACAGCTCTAAGTCGTTAAGTACGCGCTCAGGCAATTCTCGCTGAAGTTTGACAGCATCAGCCGACGCAAATGCTTTGGTGCCATCCTCCAGCTCTGCCATTTGGCATAGCATCTGGGTGCTGATGTCTAAAGCCTCCTCAGAACCAGCAAGGCTGCTTGCACGCTTTCGATCAGCGCGGGTGATAGGTTTGAAATACAAAACCAGCACCGCTTCGCCAGCATCATTGGTGACGCTGAATTTACGGCGCTGGTTTAGGTCAAAAGCGCCAGTGAGCAGGTCAACGGCGCGAGGCGTAGCTGAAGGCATTAGATGGCTAGGTTAAGAGAGCCAGAGGTGACAAAGTTAACCGTCACAATCTCTAGCTCGCCAACCGTAGCACTGTATTCAGAGCCTGTCACCACCAAGGTGCCCGTAATTTTCTTACCGCCAGTTTCGTCTAAGTACAACTCAAAAGCCGCATCAGCCTCGTCTGTGGCTTGGTTGACATCCTTGATTAGGTCAAGTTTGTCGCCAGCACTAGGCGCGTCGTACATCAACTCAATGGTGCCTGAACCACTGATCAAACCACCCACATTGGCACGATACGTGTCGCCGTGGTCGGTTACGTCTAGCGATTCCTTCTCTACGGTCATTGACCATGACCGCACTGCTGCGATCTCAGACAGACCGCCACTACCAGCCTTGTCAAAAAAGACAGTACCTTGTTGACCGCGATAAAAAGCCATGATCAGATGTCCAGAGTGATGGCGCCGTTGGTCACGAAGTTGACTGTGATCACTTCAATTTCACCAACAGTAGCGGAGTACTCAGCCGAGGTAATCACACCATCAAAGCTGATTTTCTTAGTGCCGGTGGTGTCAAGGAATAGTTCAAACAGAGCCAAACCTTCATCGGTGGCAGTGTTTACCATCTCAATAAACGCATTAGTCTCGTCTGAACTGCTTGCTGTGTAAAGCAATTCACAGGTGCCAGAACCGCTAATCAAGCCGCCGACGTTGGCGCGATAAGTAGCGCCCAAAGCGGTGGTATCAAGCGATTCCTTCTCAACGGTCAAAGACCATGAGCGGGTGCTGGTAATGGCTACGGCAGTTGTACCTGCGTCATCAAACTTGACGCTGCCTTGCTGTCCCCGGTAGAAAGCCATGGTTAGAGATCCTCGAAGGTTTCAAAGGTCAATCTGACCTGTGTTTGGAAGTAACCCTCTGGAGCTGGCGATGCCACCACCTCGGGTCCAGTAGGCGGATCAAAATGAACGCCACTGACTACTTGCCTATTGTAAAGGTCACGAATCCGTTTCCCAATCGTCAAATTTGCGCCAGGTCCAACACCTTTTGGCGTAAAGACATTCATGACGATGACACCGATGACA